TCCACAAAGCTTTCAAATCGTCAAGATCTTTAGGATTATCTACACCCCAATAGAAGCGTTGATCCCAAACCTCAACAACGGGGTCTGCCACTTCTTCAATGCCAATAGCTTGCTTCTCTTCCAAAGTGGTCAAGCGCAGCCAATTAGCAGGGTAGGAGATTCCATTATGTGTAAATGCCCTGTCGTATTGCAGGGTCTTACCATCAAGTTTTAGCATAGTTATTCTTGTTAATTAGCGTGCAAGCCCACCATTTAGGGAAAAGGGGTTTTCGGCAAATGCGGCGTAAATGTATGTATCGTTGTTGGCGTTTGTTAAGCCACCTGATGCTTTAATCTTGAACCCGTTTGAAAGGATGTCGAAATAACTTCCAGTGTCTACAGCTTCAGCATTAGTTTCGTCTGCTGTCAGTTTATTTAAGTTGCCGTTGTTGTCAGGGTCGCGGGCAGTGTCAAATATACCCCAGTTTTCGCCACCGGCCATAGAGCGCACCAGTACAAATCTTGGCCGGAAACCGGTAAACACGAACGGACCATTAGCATTTCCGTTGCCGGTGTACGAGCCAATGGATGAGTAGCCGGACACAGAAGTCCACGCAAAGCAGATTATGTCCTCATTAACGCCATTTACTTCAAATGCGTTGCTTACGGTGATCACAGAACTTGTTGGGTCGGTGTCATCCAAAAAGGAGTTAGATGTTGCGCCGTGAGTTCGATCTAAGGTAAAATACTTTGTAGCGCCAGCACTTTTGTGGTATGTGTACCAGTTGCCGGAGTCACTTCTTATTTTGAAGATCAAAAGCTCAGGCGGACTATTTAGGCCGTGCCCCAGAGTCGCGCCTGTTGTTGCGTTGCCTGTATAACTTATAATTGAAAATCCTGCACTCGCATTGGCGCGAACATTAGTAGTGATGGTGCCGTCAGTGTTGCTGGCCGTTGATGATCCGGCGTCCCACGCCCAGCCGACGTAAGTACGACCGCTTAAGTTGACACGGTGATAACCGCCAGCCCCGGATTGAACAGTAAATCCATCTGAATCAAAACTTTTTACGCTGCCCCAGTAACCTGGATCAGAAAAATCACTTTCCTTGTTTGACGCAGAACTTGACAGCACTTTCCCGGCCCCTCTAACTACATCAGACCAGACGTGTTCATCGCTCGCAGATCGAGTCTTAATCCATACAAGGTCAGGGCTCAGATTGTAACCTGTTAGGGCTCTTTCAGAGCTGTTCCCGGACCAGGTTTTTGCATTAAACGCTGTTGAACCGTCTTCAATCGTTGGGTCGGGAAGATTTGTAGTGCAAAGACTGACAAAACCTGTCGGTGGTGTGTACTTAAAACTACGTTGACCAAAATTAGCAAACATAGTGGAATTTGTTCCTGCCATAATTGCTGCAGGTGTATAAGCCGAACCGTGAGGCAAAACTGGAGCTGTTTTTGTCAGCAACAATGAATTATTTTTGTAAAGCTTAAATTCGCGTGTTGCCGCGTCAAATGTCATTCCAACAACATCATTTGTTGCCACAGAACTTACTGATGTTTGTAATGAACTACCTACAACATTAAGACCATCGCCACGATAAATTACCCTATAAGCATCATTAGTTAATTTTACATTAGTTGCCCAAACACCTACGTGATTGGATTCAGCAACGTCACCAATAGTACATTCCCAATACCATTTTCCACTTGGCATTGCAAGTGTTGCACGAGTTCTAGAGTCCCCGTTTCCCTTAAGATCTAAATTACCGTTGCTAAGAGTGATATTTGCTTCTGTATCTATTGGATTCCATGTTGCATAGTTTCCACCTGCATTTCCTGATTCAGGGGTGTAATTTGTCGGTGTGTCAATCAGGCTGTCTGTGATTACAACACCTGGATTAGTTACGGTGCCAAAAGCATCCACAGCTGGATATCCGTTACCTGAATAACGCAACCAAAAAACTTGACCAGTTACTGTTGCAGGAAAACTTGTAACAGAAGTTCCTGAAGATATTGCTGTTGATTCATTTGCGCAAACGACAAGGTCTGTCAAATTATTTTGTGCCCCAGGGTTAATAGTGATTGTCGTTGAGGCAGGATACCTTAATGCCCAACCATTAGCGCCACGATTAGCTGAAGAAAAATCACCAACGGCAATAGACTTAGCTCCAGCCCAAGTTTCTGTGGTACTTGAATAACCTTTAGTTCCACCGTTATTTGCAAAATTTGTAGACGCATCTGAGAGAGAGTTCCAGGTGTCATTGGTTGACCAAGACCCGACATAACCTGCCCAGGCTGCAGTTACTTCCGTACCTGTGCTAGTCGTTGCAGCTAAATTATTAACTGTCCAGCTGTTCGAGTTACCGGATGAATCAGTGCCCAACGCAGCGTCGCTGCTGTTGTCCGCAAATTTCAGATAGAAACCATTCGTGCCATATGATCCAGAGTATTCTTTTGGCTGCCAAACATTGTTGCTGTCGTACTCGCCAAAATCAGTTTCAGCAAGGGCTTGACCGTCGATAAAATGAACTTCAGCTAAATAAAGGTTTCCATAACTTGCAAGGTTAATGTATTTATTTACATAATGGGTACTTGTTGAATTTATGTGTGCAACATCTACGTTTTGACTGGGGTTGGTGTTGGTAGAAAAACTGGTAATCCTTTCTCCATTTACGTAGAGCTTTACCCTGTCCTCAGCAGTTGAGTCAGTAGTGTCTACTGCATATACAATATGATACCAAGCGCTTGGATCCCTAAATACAGCATTACTTACTTTTTGATATACATAACTACCGTTATATGACATCGCCCTTAAGTTATCGTCAGTTTCAAAAGAAAGCGAACACAAGTTCATTCCGGTAGTCCCTGCACCAAAAATTATAAATTCGGTTGCTGCTGGAATTTCTATTCTTTTTACCCAACCACTCCAAGTAAACGTTTTGCGATTGCCAGCAGATGAAGGGGTTCTATTTAGATAAGCACTATCACCACTGTTAAACCGCAAGCTGCGGTCAATCTGGTACGCCTCGGCAGCGCCGCCTTGACCGACGGCACCACCAAGTATGTTATTATGAAATACACTCATGAGTAATTAAGGGTAGCTACAGCGTGAATAGAGGTGGAAGAGCGGACGATGTAGTCGATCCTATCAACGGATGACGCGGCAGTCGTTAGCGTGGGTGCGGTTCCGCCAGCAAAGTCCCAGCTAGAGCCGAACGCGCAGGTACGAGAGCCGGTGCCATCTTGCACAAGGAAGATAGAACCAGATTGACCTGGAGTTAAAGCAGATGGGTTAGCAATGGTTGCGTTATGTCCAAGAGTAACAGTAAAGTTACAGGATGCATTTAAATCAGGGGTGATAGTTGTACCGCTGGTGAGCGTATCGATTTCAGCGACAGCACCGTTCTTGACAGTGACGACGCCAGCAGATGTAATGCGCATCCGCTCGGTGTTGTTAGTACCAAATCGAAGGTAATTATTTTCGTATTGCCATACGTCTAAGCCGCCAAAATTAACGCCAATTAGAGCACCATCAGTAGCGCCAGTACCATAGCTTGATGGTGTGAATTTGATCAGGGATGTAGTTGTTCCGCCAATATCTAAAGCTTGGTGGGGGCTCGTGGTGCCGATGCCTACATTGCCCGAACTGTCGATTCGCATCCGCTCAGCAGAAGCTGTTCTGAACTTCAGATCAGCTGACTGAAGCGTTCCAAATGTTCCGTCATTGATTAACTGAAGCCCTGTGGATGCTGTTGTTCCAACAGTGAATTGCCCCCCAGAAACTTCAAAATTGCCATTTGCATCAATTTTTGCTCGCTCGGTGTTGTTTGTATGCAGCTTCAGCGGGTGATTTGTGCTTGCACCGACCCAAGCTCCACCAGTGTCAACACCGTAATAGGCATTAACAGAATTGCCGGTATTTTGAACCTGAACATAAGTAGAAGCTCCTGAGGCAACATGCAATTTTTGATCGGGCGATGTGGTGCCGATGCCGAGATCTCCATCAATGTTTACATCACCAGTAAAATTACCACCAGCCAGTGGCATCTTAGCGGCAATACTATTAGTTACTGTGGTAGAGAAGTTAGCGTCATCTCCAAGAGCAGCTGCAAGCTCATTAAGAGTGTCAAGTGTGCTAGGTGCAGAATCAACTAGATTTGAGACTTCAGTATCTACATAAGCTTTAGTAGCAGCATGGAGGTTAGAACTAGGAGCACCAGACAAAGTAAGTGCACCAGTCATAGTACCACCAGCCAAAGGCAGGTGTGTATCTACATATGCTTTAGTAGCAGCATCTTGGTTAGAAGCAGGATTAGTCAGATTAATAATTTTATTTGACTGTACGTCAATATCACCATTAGCATCTAGTTTAAGATTGCCTGATTCATCGGAAATTTCATTTCCATTCATATCAAGCGGTGCACCAAGTTGTGCATAACCAGTACCCGTTACGAGTAGTGTGTTAAGGTCCAGCTTGATAGAACCAGTTTCCATGGTAATAATACCTTTGTCCTGGTCTACAGTAAAGAAACTGCCAAGAGCAAACTTACCTTTGTGGTCTGTAGTAGCTGTCCATATCTTACCGTTGTTAGATTCATTAACCTGACGGGCTTCGATAGGCACACCACCATTTTCAGGCAATGCGTTGTAGTTAGTACCACTACCAACATATTCCATTGTATGACCACTAGAGGCGATCATAGAACGGAGGTAGAATGACACAGAAGCATTATCACTTACTGCACCATTAAGACCAAGATTACCTGACCTATCAGTAGGATCAGGACGGCTAACAGTAACAGTCCAACCAGATCCACCTTCAGAATCAGTTCTAGCAACAGCAGAAACGACAGGGTAAATAACACTATTTACTTCGACAAGCATGTTGTCTTGTGGACGTGTGGTTGAACCAAACCATCCAGTACCTGCAGTAGGTGCGTTGATATTAAAAGTTGTAGCTTTATCAGCCGCTGCACCATCAACATTAGATGTAAAGATTGCAGAAGTAGATTTACCATCAGCAACCAAAGCACGCTCACCAAAGTCAGTAGTAGACGCAGCTAGGTTAGCTTGACCACCATTCAGAGTTTTAATGTGGTACTTGTTAAAGAATGCATAGCTAGACGTACACTGTGTGTATCCATTGTTGGTAACAAGAATACCAGGACCATTCAAACCAACGTGGGTGTAGCTGTCTGCCACCATTGAGCGGAGCGGGCTTGTAGATTTAGGTACAGAACCATCAATAAGCATACCGCCACCAGTCGGCGCAGAATCAGTGTCACCAGCCAAACCGCCACGTGGACGGTGAGCCCGAATTTCATTGTTATCAATCTCACTATCAGAAAAGTTAGTACAGTTCTGAATATAAGGAGATTTGGTAAGATAGCATCCGTTGTAAAGTGCAAAGTTCCAACCCTGACGTACAGGTAGCACTGAGTCCAAAGTATTGGTACCGGAGCTACTGGCTTTCATACCAGTCAACGTTAGGTTTTGGATAAACGAACCGCTGTTTAGTTCAAACAAGGCGTTGTTACCATCAGCATGGTCGCCTTGAGTTGCAACAGTAGGGTGTACAATACAACTACGCAACGCCATACCTACAATAGATACATTACGGCGCTTAATTTGAATAGGCGCAGCTTCCCGATAAACACCAGCAGCAACGATGACAGTCATACCATCACCATTACCAGTTACTTCTAGCTCAAAACCAGAACCACCGCCACCACCAAGGTTAGAGTCAGCAGCAGATAGAATATCACCAATTTGATAATCTTCTAGTGTAGTTGTACTTGTAACAGTACAGGCAGTCACACCACCACCACTAACAGTAATGTTAGCTTGCAAACCAGAACCAGTAGTACCACCAGTAATAGGTACGTTAGTGTAAGAACCGTTGGTATAACCTGAACCAGCAGTCTTAATAGACGTACTGATGTCAGCGTTGATGTCCTCAATAGCAGCTTTAATACTTAGCTTAGGACCACTAATGCGGTGACCAGTTTTTGCATCATCACCACCAGTTTTGTCAACGTAGATGACTTTATCTTGGG